CCATAAGCCTGACCAGTTTGTCCAACTAAAGACGAACCTTCTGCAAAATTATCATTTCCCAAAGCCCAATAAACTCCGTTATTATCTTTTACTATTACAAACAATCTAGCTAGCATTAACATTTTAATTTCATTAGATTTAGCAGCACTCATTTTATTAATAGTGAAAGCTACAACATTGTCATAAAAAGAAGTCCCTCCAGTTTGGTCTACAGTTGCTGTAGATGTTAAACTTCCTGACTCTTTCTTTAACTCGTATCTATAGAAATTAGTTGCTCCAGATTGCGTAATTGCTGAGATATCTCCACTAGCTAAAGTAGTAGCAGTAACATTGTCTCTTTCAGAGATTAACACTTCTACTATTCCGCCTAAGCTATCTGAGCAATCTCTAGCTTGTCCATTACTTAATATACAACTCACAATTTTTTGATTTTCAGTTAGTTAGCGTTTCAGCTAACAGTTATTAAAAAGGGGGTTTTTACACCCCCATTAAATTTAGGCAGCTAATAAAAATTCTACAACTTGGTCAGGAAATGCAACATTTACACCTCTTCTAAAAGCCATAGTAACCTTATAAATTCTGTCATTATCATCGTACCAGCTTCTAACGTCGTTAGACTCTTCACCTGGTAAGTCAACACCTACATAAATGTTAGATGCTCTCATTAGGTAACAGTTACCAGTAGCTAAACCTGAAAGACCAGGAGTAGCACAAACAGTAACATTAGGAAAACCAATCAAAGGAAGTTCACCAGTAAATCCACCCTCAGTAACATAATGAAAATAGTTACCATCTGCAATACCTTTTTGATATTTTAAGAAAGTGTCCATTCCTACAAACAATTTTAAATCGTCAGCGTCCATTATATCCTCTGGCATTAATGCAGCCATTCCAGATAAAACACCAATTACATTAGCAGCAGTTATTCCAGTAGCTTGAGTAATTGCAGTTGGGTTGCCATCAATAGCAGTAGCAGCAGCAATGATTTTATTTAAACCATCATACTTAGATAGGTTAGCAGTTCCACTAGTTGTGTCACCTTGCCAGTCAGCTACTTCAATAGCTTTTTGTAATTTAGCAACCTTTTCAGTAAAGTATAACTCCTCAAAAGGAATATCTTCCTTTTCACCAGTTAAACCAGCTTTCAACATAACTGCGGTATATTTAGCAGCTAGGTCAGTCATACATAAATCTTCGTGTATTGCTACAGCTCCTGGAGTAATAGTTCTTTGTGACAAAGTAGTAGAGCCACCTGAACTGGCATCTCTTGAACATCCGTCAGCCTGAAAAACAACATCACTAGATAGTATATTAATTGTAGTAGGTCCTTTTACGCCATCTTGAATATTAGCATAATTTGAAAGTCTACTACCAGCTACAGACTTAATGATTAAGTCCATTGCATTTTGTTCGGTATATGCGGCCAAAGCCGAAACATCAAAACTCATAATTTATTTTTTTATATTATATTTTTATTTTTTAGGACGCTTATTATGTCCCTTTTATTTTCTTTTTTTAAAGCTTTAAAAGCTGACGGTCTTTTGACTATCTCATCTTTTGTAGGCTCTTTTATCATTTTCTCTGTTAAGTTTAGCAACATAGTAAAAGACTCCTTAAGATTATTTATTTCGTTTTTTAGTTCAATATTTTCTTCTGAAATTGTTGCTTCCATTCCGAAAACTCTTTCAGTTACTATTGACTCTATAATCTTTTTAGCTTCTCTTTCTTGTGACTCACTTAAAGAACTTGACATTTCTTCCTCTTCTATTGAATCGGCTTCAACTTCAGGTTCTACTTCAGGTTCTACTTCCTCATCAACTTCCTCAACTTCAACAATCACACCAGCCTCAGTAGTTATAAATCTACCGTCACTTAGTTCGTGTCTACCGTCTGGAGCTGGTAAAAGTTCACCGTCCATTTCTACAACAACCGCAGCACCTACAACAACTTCAGGTTCTATCTGTGCTACTGTACCGTCAGCCAGTACAACATCTTCAAATATTTCCTTTACGTTTTCTGTGGTTTTGTCTACGTTGTTTTCCGTAGTCTCAGTAAATTCCTTAGAATCGGTTTCAATGTCTACACCCTCAGTTTTGAAAATGCTTTTAATTTCATTGAATAATTCTTTTAATTCACTCATAATAATTATATTAGTACTATTATATATATAACAAATAGTTTGTAGTTTAACAATTACAAAAGATTTTCTTTATACTTTTTAACAACCTGAATAATCTTTTTAACTAAACTATTTGGATATTTTTTTACTTTAGACTCACCAAATATTCCCTCTACTGAGAAACCTTTAAATGTTCCATCTAAAACCATTTTCCAAACCTCATCATTTTCAACTCTCATAGAACCCCACCACGAACCATCTGGAGCGTTCTCGAATCCGTTAGGTGCTTTTATTCCACGTTTGCTATCTACTATTAAAGACTCTATAACATAGACCCCATTATCTTTATAGTCTATATCGTGCATTAAGTTTATATTTGAATTATATCCATTCTTAAAAAACTTATTGACTATCTTTTCAATAGTTGGTTTTCTAAACACTACATAGTATTTTTCATCCTTTTCGTTTAGTCTAATAATAGGTAAATCTGCTTTCATAAAATAACCGCTAACAATTCTTTTTTCTTTGTCTTGAATTTTAAAAGATTGTTTAGGTTTGTTTTTAGAGAAAGATTGCCAATTACTCATAATAGCGGGATGGTCTACCAATGCTACATAATCTACTCCAGACTCATCATCTTCGTCTATTATTAACTCTATTAATTCTATTTCATTTTCCATTTTATTTTAGTTTATAGTCGCTTGTCCTTGTATGACTGAGACTTGGTTTTGTGTTTGTGTTATGTCAGTTTCTGTTACAAATACTCTAGTGTCATTTTGATTAGTTAATGTGTTTGTGTTAGCTGGCTGTAATGTTGGAGGCGTTCCACCACCACCACCACTAAAGCTAGGACTAGTTCCACCACCACCACCACTAGACCCCTTACTGCTAGACTGAAATTTTTGTTTTGATATATTAGCAACATTAGCCAAACCTGAGGCTACTGCAAGACCAGCCATTATCGCGGGATATGCTGGGAATAAAACTGTTATAGGATTAGCAGCACCACTAGCAAAAGCAGCACTTGCACCCTGATAAGTATTAATTAAAGCCTGTGCTATTTGTAGTTTCTTATTTATCTCGAAAGCTCTACGTTGACTTTTTTCATTTCCTTTAGCAAAAGCAGAAGTCAAGTTAATTAAAGTTCCTATACCTTGTGAGGCTATATCTATTTTAGCATTTTCTACATCCTGTTCTCTTTGCTTTTTTTCTTCTGCAAATTTTGTTTCTATTGCAGCTATTTCAGTTTCTTGAGCTTGTTTTAATATACTTGCATCTTGACCATATTTCTCAGCCTGTGCAATTAAGTCAGAATATTTGTTTTGTACTGCTAATATTTCTTGGTCTTGAGCAGAAAGTAAACTTGTATTATATTCGTCCTCTAATGCTTTTTTATCATCTAAAAACTTTTCAAAGTCAGCTTTCTTTTTAGCATCATCTGCTAACCTTTTAGCTTCTGCTTTGTCGTCTGCGGCTTTCTTTTTAGCGGCTGCGGTTGCTTCAATTTTATCCTTTTCATCTTGTATCTTTTGAGCCGCTTTAGCGTCCATATCAACAACCCTAAGTTGAAACCCAGCTAAGGCATTTTCTTGTTGGAGTAATTGGTCCTCTAATACTTTTAAATCCTCTTGACCTTTTGCCGCTGTCTCATCTGGGTCAAATACTAATTTACTACCTCGTTCAATTAAAGCCTCAGCTTTAGCACTTAAACCAAAGTCAACATCAATAGGTTCAAACCCAAATACTTTGCGACCTATAGAGCTTTGAGTAATAGCGTTTATAGTTCCCTCTATTCCCTCACCTAGTAAATCAATAGCCTTAACAATTAATAAAACTGGACTAGCTAAGACTTTCATAGTTATTTCTAATAACCTTTGATTTCTTTTAGTTCCTTGAATCTTTTCTTCATTAACTATTTTAGCCGCTGCTAATTCAGCTTTTATAGATTGGACAACCTTTTTTTGTCCGTCTATTTTCATTCCTAGTATTTCTCTTTCTGTCTTACCTTGTAACTTTAATATGTTTTCTTGACTATTTAAAGTTTCTAGGTTTTTCTTTTCTGACTCGGTTCTTAAGTTTGTTGTTTCTTGTAGGTCTTTACTAGAACTACTCACCCCATTAATAGCATCTTTAATTTTATCAAAGTTTGAAATTAACATCCCAATAGCTACTACTAAAGCACCAATACCAGTAGCTATAATAGCACCTCTAAGAAACTTAAAAGACTTTGAGGTTGTATCTACTGACTTACCAAATAACCCCATTATAGTACTGGCTATAATTGTAGTAGCATTATTTAACTTTTGAAAAGCAGTAGAGTTTTTTATAACATTATTAAATAACTTGTATGCTGACTGAGTTCCCTCTATAGCACCTTTGAAAGCCATAGAAACACCAATAGCCTTTTCTATGTTTCTTACTGTATCTTCTAAAGCACCACCACCACCACCAAGTAAAATAAAAGCAGCTGACACGTCACCAACAGCTCCAGCAACAGACCCAAGTTCACTAGCTACCTGTTCATTATCTAAAGCCTCCATAGATAATTCGGTGTTCTTAATCTCTTTATTAGTGTTTACTAACTGTTGTTTTAAGTCTTTAAAAGCCTTAGTACCTAAAGGGACTTTTCTAAGTTCTTCGTTAAGTCTTTCGGACTCCTGTTCTAATTGACCTAAAGTTGTTGCTGCTCCTTTTGCGTCTATGTCTATTTCTAAAGCTACTTTCTCAGCCATTTGTTAATTATTTGATATTATTAAAAATTCTGTTCCGTTCCATTGTATAGAAACATATTTGTTATTTGCTGTTAAGTCGTAAGTTTCTTCACCATCTATAGTAGTTCCAATAGAGTTAGCGTCTATAATGACTCTATTTTCAGACCCTAATTTTTTAAATAACCATATTTTACCAATAGTAATACTTTCAGTAGTTGAGAAAGTTATAGTAATATTATCTTCACCGTCTGTTTTGCAAAAATAATTTTGCACGTTTAAACTAGCTACAATGTCTGCATCAGTTACCGTTACTGTTGACCCATTACCTGAATTTATTTCATTATTAATATAAGTTATATTAGATGATGTTACAATTTGATTATCTGTATTAATTAACCTAACATTTTCACATCCAGCTAAAACATTATTATTATTACCGCTAATTTCAATGTTAGAGGCATTAGTGTTTACTCTATTTGAATTACCTATTATATTAACACCCCTAGCTCTTCTACTAATATAATTATTTTCACCTATAATTTTTTGTCCTAAATTTCCTAAAGAGTTATTATTTCTTAATAAAGAATTACCATTTGAAAATGTTGGAACTTTGTCATTAGCTATAAGTAAATCAACTCCACCATTACCAATAGTTCCACCAGCTTGAAAAACGTCAGCTAATTTTATTTTTAAAAATTCGCATTTAGTTAAAGGATTAATAGGGTTATAGTTTTCCACTTTACTTAATCTAAAATATTGACCCTCAAAATAGTATTGATTTTTAAATGATAAATTTTTAATGTCAGATGGATTTAAATAAAAATAAGCAGTTACAATCTTACTATTATTGTCTGTTATTTCTTGTAAAAATTTAGAATAGTATTTATTAAATAAACCGTTATTAGTAAAAGTAATTACTTTATTAAATCCATTAGAATAATATATTTCATTTGTTAAACCAAACTCAAGTATTTCAGTTGGTGTGTAGGGGTCGTCATACATTCCAGCATAAGGATAAGTATTAAAAAAAGTTTGATTTCCAGCTAAGTTAGTATGTACCCATTGTTGCCCTGTTGCTTTCATTCCACCCCATTGTAAAATTCTTATGTTAGACTCTGTCCTTTGTAACTCGTTTGAATCATCATATTTTATAATAGTAGGTAAAACTCTATCATACCAGCTTTGACCAACTGACGGAGTAGGTGAAAATATAATCTCTGTTTTGTGTTTGTTTTTTAAAAATTGATTTGCCAAAATAAAATCATCTTGACCATAAACCTCTTCCCAAGTATCAAAATATAACTCATTATAATAATCTTTGTCTTGTTTATAAGTGTATAGATATTCTTTAAAGTTTAAAGCTCCCATAGGTTTGGACTCTATGTCTTGAGACTTATCTAATTTACTTGACCAATTAGTAACAACATTTGAATAAAAATCATCTCTAGGTTCTATTAATAAATTCTTACTATCATTTGAATCAGGTTGAATATATAAATTAAACATTTTAACTAATGACATTATAAAGTCTTTTTGTTTTATGTTTTTAGGAATACATAAATTCATAGGTATTGTGTTACCCTCAGTAATATTACTGTTAACAACAGTATTTTTAAAATAACCTCCAACAATAGTTAAATTATAGCTAGTACCTATAGACATATAAACTCTCTGAGGATTAGTAGAGGGTCTAGCGTCAGACTCCCATTCACCAGTATTTGAGTTAGACGCGTTCTGAAATTGATTATTTCTATTAAATAATCCAGCTGTATAAATTAACTCTATTTTTATTTTTTCTCCAGCATTTAAAAAAACATTATTTGCAGTTACAAAATATTGACTACAAATACTATTTCTGTTATTTTGACCATTATTAGTGTTGTAAGTTCTATCATTAATATATCCATTTGCGTGAGCTGTATGATAAAAATTTTCTTCCGTATAAGTAACTGGACTAGCATTTGATGTTAAAGTTTTAGGAACGCTAGTATAAACTCTAAATGGGTTAGAGGCTATTCCATAATTAATAGAGTCTAAAGTGTCTATAAATACATTATTTGCGTCATATCTATTTATTTTAATATATCCAACTAACGCAGTTTTACATTGCCAAAGATATGAATTACCATTTTGGTCTACTGGAAGTTGAGAGTTTGTTGCTGTAGTTGCAAAAGTACCTTGTAATTGCAACATAGCTTCAAGGTTATAAAACCCAGCACCAGTTGCCGAAACTTCATAAACTCCATTAGTATTATCAAAAACATTTGATGGGTCATTAACTTCATTAGTAAAGTTAACAAAGGCACTACTAAAATCAGTAGATATTTTAGAATAATCATTTCTGGGAACTGGAAAAGTTGTTAATCCACTTGTAACAAGTTCAGGAGTGTTAGCCTCAAATAATCTATCTAGTAAATCAGTTTCTGTTAGTTTAAATTCTGAAGAACTAAAAGGAATTATTAAAGTATTAAAAAAACTATTATTTAAAAATGTTGAGGTATATGTATAACCAATAGAGGCAAATATTAAATCTAAGTATTTTTTAGCTTT